TGCTTATTTTACCGGCGTAGTATCCACCGCCATATGATTCCCCGATGACAGATGGTGCTGCCACGCCTGCGCCACTTGTAAGTGTGATTCCTCCGCCGAATGTAATTCCTGATCCGATTTCAATTCCCATAGAAACTCCTTTTTATTATTTATTTTTAGTTTTGAGTGGGCTATATACTACTAAAAAGAGCGGGCCGAAGCCCGCAGTAACTTCCCATCCCGATGGGTGTATTGTATTTATTCATTTGCTTCTGAATGACTTAACACTTCTTCTACTAATTGAGTGGTGGACCATCCACTGCGTGTAAGTATATGAATGGCTTCTATAAATAGACTAAAAACAGTAGCGGAATAGTCGAAACCCAACTGTTTACCTTCTTTTGTATATAATTCTTCCAACGCCCTGTCTGCTTCCGCATCACATACATCCAAGTCAAAGTGATATATAGTGCCGTCTGCCAACACTTCTACGATTTCAGAGTCCTTCATTTTGCTTCCTTTAATTTACATTTGTCACCGTGCCACCTACCATATAATATTTTTTGCATCTTAGTACCACAATGCGGGCATTCTAAAATTATTGTTGAATGATGTTTACCATCAGCGGCTTGTCTCTTTAATGTTTCTTGTCGTTTTATAACAGAGTCCTTTGATTTGGGTTTGCCGCGCATAGTAATAGAGCGCGCCTCCTTCTGTTCTTCACTCATCGGTCCTTTTGCAACACCTTTGAATCGCAAACTCTGTGATAATTTGAATTGATCACTCCGTTTTTGTCCAGTTGTTTTTGCAACTCTGGCGGCGATGGCTGCTGCCTTAGTTTCAGGAGAAGGGGTTTTTCTATTTTTAGTTCGTTCCCTCGATTTCTCTAATTCTTCACCCTCTAATTTTCTGCCTTTGTTCCAGGCAGGGCGACCTTTCATTGTTTTAGAATGATTTTCAGCGTGTTCAATTCTATACTTTTCATATACTCTTGCTGTTATCTTCGTTGAATATCGTTCTTGAAATTTGTTTTGGGCTTTCATTCCTTGAAGTGCGTAAAGCATTTTGCCCCTTGATTCTCCGTCTACCATTTTAATAAGCAACCAATGACATATAAAATGCTCTCTTGCTGTTAGTTCTACTAGATTATCTTTGTCATTGCTACCACCAAGTGATTGAGGAATTATATGATGGCGCTCAGTATAACCCTCGATGATGCGCTGTTTAGCAGAGGAAGTTATCTTGTTATAAGTAGAGGTGTATTTATTGTGTTTAAACATAATATTATTTATCAATAATATCACTTTCCAGTAAAAATTCCTATGAAAAAGGGCACCGAAGTGCCCCTTTGTGATTTGACCAACAACGTTACCGTTGCTATCAAAATGATATCATTGAAACGTAAGGTTGGAAACCGCAATTTCTCCGACATAATCAGCAGCATTGCCGAAAGACGATGCAGTGTTAGTCAATTCTATGTATCCATATCTGGTCATAAACGAAACGACTGGTTCGAATGTGCTTGGATCAAGGACAACACCAGAACTCATCAATGGAATGTATGGGCAGTAGAATGCTGCTGCGTCAGTTTCGCTAGAACCCTTGTAACCAACTAACACTGGTGTTGTGTCAGGAGCATAAGAGTCAACGAACACGCGCATTGCGCCGTTCAATGTACCAACAAACTTAGTATTTGTAGGTGCTTCGAATGTACCTTCTGTAGTACGAGCAAATGCAGAAGTAGTTGCAGACTGAAGAACAGTCAATGCAGCACTTGATACAACAGCCCAGTTACCAGCGCCACGACGAGTGCGTTGAGCGATCAAGTTAGCAACACGGTTGATAAGAACAGCCAAAGCAGCGTGTTCGTCACCAACGTATGTAGCAGTACCAGAAACGGTAGCTTGGTTGTATGTGTATTCTGTAGATGCAAGAGTGCGAAGTGACAGAAGAATTTCTTGGTCAATTTCAGCAGTGATTTCTTGTGCTAAAGCTGCCATGATTTCTGCTTCAACGTCGATACCGTGTTGGGCTTGAGCATCTTGTGCTGCTTCAAATGTCCAACGTGCTTGTAACTTACGTGACTTAGCTTCAACTGCTTGACGTAGAATTTGAACGCTGATCTGGCGACCACCGTTGCCTTCAAGAGCAGCAGTATTGTTACCTGTGTAGCCAGTAGCTGTATCACCAGCAACGCCAGCAGGTTGACGCGAATAAGCCTGAGCGATCATGAATGGGCTCAATGCTTCTTGACCAGCTGTAACATTTGTTGCTGCTGCGCTGTGGTCTGTTAAAGAGTTAGCATAGCGAACACGTAATGTGTGAATCTGACCAACTGGTCCTGTCATTGGCTGAACGCCTACCAACTCGTTAGCGATAACTGTTGGCATAACACGACGGATAACTGGAAGAATCACGCGATTTAACGTTGCGATGTTACCAGCTGTAGTTGTACCGACTGAAGATTCAGACAGTAGTTGCTTCTTGGTGTTTTCTAAAATAACACCCATTGTTGAACGACGAGCGCCTTTTAAACCTTCTAACAGGGCTTCTTTGGTCTCATTCCAACGGCCTTCTAATAATACTTTTGACATGTATGTTCTCCTAATAATGTCTAATTTATAGCCCTGCCAAGCGTTTGATATCGATAACGTTATCACGTTCAGTCAAATCAACAGGCGCTTGTTTAGCAGCTTTATCTCCGGTTACTTCCTTAACTGTTTCTCTAAGCGCAGTCTTTCCAGACTTCGCAGAACCAGTGTTAAGAACTGCAGGTAGATACTTGTCGAAAGATGTTTGCAACTTTGCAGTATTAACACTTTCTAGTAAGTCCTTCATTACCGTTGCTTTTTCCGTATTTAACGAACCAAGCAGCGTAGTCATAATCTTCTCACGAATATTAGACTCTTTAATGATGCGAACTTCACGTTCTTTACTTTCAACTAAGAGTTTTGCTTTCTTAGTTACTTCGATAGACTCAGCCAACTTCTTATCTTTTTCAGCCAACTGTGCCACCAATTTGCGAGTTTCAGCCTTCTCATTTAAATGAGTTACTGAGAATTCACTTGCAAACGCTTCGAATAGACGACGGCCGAACGCATTTTCACGCGCAGACTTGATGTCCTCTTTCAATTGTCCCAATTCACCCTTGAGTTGTGCGGTTACGACTGTATTCAATCTCTTAGCAGATTCAGTCACGAAACGTGCCTTCAATGCTTCAAGTTGTTTACGTCCTTCAGCAACTAACTTGACCTTTGCTTCAACAACTGCTTGTTTGTCTTGTGCGAATTCTTTGATTTCGCGTGCCAAAGCGTGAACAATGAATTGTTCCAACTTTTGCTGACTTTCAGTTTGTAGTTGACGATCAGCACGAACTTCTTTGATTTCTTCAGCCAGTTTAGTAACCATGAAATCATTGAAACGAGTAGCAGTCTCGCGCAACTTTTGATGTGCTTTCACACGGTCTTCGTTCATTGCTTGTCTTTCTTTTTGAAATTCTTCAATTTCATCAGTCAGACCAGATGTAACCATTTTATCAAGGGCTTCTACCAACACGCCACGATCATGTTCGTACCTGCCGGCAAATTCTTCTCTCAAACTTGCACGGACCTCTTCAGTTGCTTCAGATAATTTAATGTCCCAAGCTTCGTTAATAGCCCGTGAAACATCTTCATTAATCAATCCGCTTTCCAAGAGGGGTTTAATAGCATCGTTTATATTCATGCTTTTTCCCTTTTTAGTATTTGCTCGTTTGACTCCGATGCTCCGAGTATAAATGATAGTGTGGGTTTCACACCATCGTTAATTTGCTTAGCCATTTTTTTAGCTTGAGTAGGGGTTACTTCCATTTTAACTCTCTTATAAGACGTACTACCTCTTCTTTCAGATATCGCTGTACTTTTTTATCGCCGGCGGCCTCTTTAGCCAGATCAAACACGCGATGACCGTATCGGGTGTTACCTATAGATTCATAAACTGGTGCAGGGAATGCCTGCGGAGCAGACGGTTGTGCTACAATATCTACTGTTATTATTTCAAAGTCACTTACCTGTCCATTAGACTCGTTAACATTTCCCGAGACTCGACTTGAAACACCTAGTTTAACTCCAGATTCTAGCATTGTTCTAGCAAGTGATCCCATCGGTGTAGGTAAAATCTTTAATTTACCAAAACCGTTATCACCATCCATAGCCATCTCAACTATACAATGACTGACTCTATCTAAATTAATTTTCAGATCATCAGGGTGATCAATTTCACCTAATACCGAGTAGCCAGTTGATAGTTGCTCATTTAATGTATTAACGGCATTTCTAATTTCGTGTGAGGGGTATACTCTCTCATTAGCATTTCGGATATTTCCTTGGATGAAAATACCTTTCATGTATAACTGCTTGCCTTTATTTCCGAACGCATCCTCAGATTCTTCCATAACAATTGTTTGTTTTGAAAGACTAGGAGTAATATATTCTGATAAAAATTGCTTAGACATATGTTTATTGGTTTACTTAGAAAATAGACTCACTCACTGAATGAGCCTATTACTGTATGACATCATACACTTTCCTTAAGGTAAGCCATTACACTTAATTATTTACGTTTGCGAGACTCGCCGACAATGCTCTTGTCGTTTTGTGCTACGCTGCCGCCTGCGCCG